CGCTATTTTTTCCCTGTCATCTGCCGTTCTTTCATCATAATTTGATTTAGCTTCCTCCCATTCCCTACTCAATCCAAGAGAGCCGGGCATCTGTATTGCATGGAGAGCCAAAGGCTGACCGTATGCTCTTATAATATTTTCCCTAACGGTGGTTTCCGTAAGTTCATATACCTTGTCGTTGTCTTGTTTTTCAACCTTAATCAATTCCGGTCTGCTCTCCGGTACAGGGCATTCTACAATAGCAATTTTATGAGCATTATCCGCACCCTGAAAACTATTCACTGAATTTACATACGCATCACGCTCCATTTCATCGGCAAACTCTCCGTTAAAAATCCAAAAATAATTCGCCATAAAATCCGTTGAAATGCCTCTGAATTTCCAGATTTTTATTCCGGCATCAGTTAGAACATCCTCAAAGACCGGGTCACATACAGCAGGGGGATATACGTTGCTTCCCTTTTCACTATAATACAACAGGTGTCCTTGCCATTTATCAAACCCTCCTGCCCTTTCGATTTGCTCGTAAATTCTACTTTCGTCCTCTGTATAAAAATCAATTTCAATTATTTTATTCCTATCAAAACTTTTTCCGCTTTCCCTCGCCCAATCCGGGTGAACCTTTGCAGTTAATACATTACCCATATCATCTGCAATACTTAGGCGGATATATTCAAAAGGGATGTGTTTTATTGCAACTGGCTCTAACATCGCATTGTAAGTAATGTGAATTGCAAAGCCTAAATACATTGCACGGTCTGCACAGATAAGCCTATGAACATCTGCTAAACTTTGGTTCTTTTCATTTACAACAAGCTTATCTAAATCTTGATTTTTAAAACCACGACCTCTTAAATGTTTGGTATAAAGATTAGTGCAAGCTGTACCAGTTCCGCTGCTGTTAATGGCATTACGGACTCGCTGAGGGTAAATATTATCAAGGTCATACGACTGAACATTAAGAGTTTTGTCGTCACGAAAGACAACTCTCTTTTGTGCAAATGACGGTACTGCTATACGACTATTTTTTTCAGCCATGTTGTATTATTTGCCGTTCTTTTTTTTACGACCTCTTTTTTTATATTCCTGTTGTACTTTAATTGCCTCAGGCTTTTTTTCTTCAGAAATTACAACAGGCTCAATAATTACTTTATCTTCCACCTCATTTGTAACTGAGTATGAAGATGTTATATTTTTTGACAATACCTCTATATTTTGATATTCCGGATTCAAAGTAAATAACTCTGCATATTTTGCATTCTCTTTAATTAAATGCTCAGCGATTGAATCGGTGCAGTTGTATTCCGTTACCATCATATTGAGAGAGCTGCTATACAATCTCACTTTTGGTTTCATTTTGTACTTTGTAAGTAAATAGGCTTTTTGTAATTCCATTTCGTCTGAGTGTTTTTTGATTAACCACATAAATTTATAAATTGCTTGTTCTATATCACCTGCACAGCCAGTACAATCCGGGTGCATTTCAAATGCGTAAAAATACAATTCAATGAATTTATCTCTTATTTGTTCATCTGTCAATACAGAATAAACAGAGAGTGATTTGCTAAATTCTACAACTTCGCTGAGCAGGTACATATCTCAAAGATATAAAAAAAGGGGAGGGCATCCACCCACCCCTCTTTTCATGCAGTCGTTGTATTTTAATCCAATCCGTTAATCAGGGCATCAGTCGTAGCAAGGTCGGTAATAAAGACCGTAACCGGAGGCTTTGATTCACGAGCATATTCCTGAGTTTTCAGCTCAATACTGAATGCACCAAGATTATCCGTATCCGATGGATTGCGTTCTATTACCTCCGCTTTCAATCCGGCTCCTGCTCCATATAACTCATATTTTGAGTTGCCTGTTGCGCCAACGTAATTGTTCTCTATGATGCAAACGAAATTTCCGTCCTTCATGTTCACAATCTGCTGCTTTGTAGCCGGGTCGATTTTAAATACAAGGAATTTAACGCTATGCTCGAACTGATTTACATACGTTCCTTTTATCATGGCAAAGGTCGGCTCCGTAGATTGCAACTGCCCCTCAAATTTGTAGAATTTTTTGGTAGCAACCATATCAATATCCGTGACCAACATCGGATTGGTATTGTCGTAAGTAATCGAGGCAATATCTTCTTTGTTGGCAATCCAGAATGAAGCTACAACACCACCTGCGAGAGGGTCGTTACAATTTAAGGTAACACCTGCCGAGATAGCACCGCAAGCCATTGTCATAAACTTTTGCTCTCTTGGTGCATAGCCATACGCCAGAGCAAAGGTTGTAACAAATGACAACCCGGTAGCCATTTCAAACAACTGCGGGTCATTAGCACCTACGAGAGTACCGAACAGCAGCGCACCGAATGTAGCGACTACCAATACATAAAGAAATCTCAATTTATTTTTCATTTTCGTTCCTCCTTTTAAGTTGTCTTAGTAAGCAAGCTGAATCATATTATTTGCACCAATCTTAGCATCAATAGACGCTCCGAATTTTGCATACATTTTCTCATCGTCCTTTGAGTACCAGGCATCAAGCTCAGAGAGTGAACCAGTAGTTTCTACACCTAACAATAGGTTGCTTTTTGGTGCAAGTATTACACGATGAGGTAAAGTGGTTTTTACCGGAGTGGCATCATCACCGAAGTAAGCCGAGAGCATCCTATCCCAAATTTGCATAGGTACTACATTGATACCGTTCCATGTGAGGGTAGTCAATCCATTTTCCTGACGGTTGTACGGAAGCTCAATTCCTGAAATTGCTTTGCGCTCCTTCTCCAGTTGGTCATAAACAGATTGCGTTACATAGTAATACAACTGGTTTTTCTGCATTGACCTCAGACGGATATCGGCATCGTACCAAACAATATCGAGGGCTTTTGATACAACCTGGTCGGTCACGTCCTGAGTAGTAAATTTCTGTCCGGCATAATCAACAGCCGCATTACGAGTAGCCAGAGTGGTAGTCGATTTGCGTGCAGCCGTTGCCGTTACGATATCGAATGCTTGCGCCCAGATACCATCGAAAGCATTGAAAAAAGGAAGCTGACCTGCACTTAGATTGTTGCCTGTTCCTGCAACCATCCCGGCATCACCGAACCAAAAGAAACGCTGCATTACCTCGGCTACGTTATCTTGTAATTGCTCAATAATAAATGCGGCAAGTTCAGTTGAAGTAAAATCAGATTTATTTACTCCTGCGGAGAGCATCCACTGAGCAAAAGTATCCATAAAAGTTGTGTAACATTCTGCATATCGGTCACCGATATATTTCGGAGTCCAAACTTTTTCAACGGTTTCAAAACCCCATGTATCATTTGTCGGAGTAGGACAAGCCGTTACTTTTTTACCGCTTAATCCAGAGTGACGCTTCCAAATAATTAGTTGTTTATCAGCTTTGATTCCCTCTTGAACGGTTACCAAAGATGACAAAATAGGGTCTGCAAAGAATCCCTCGAAAAGCGTTTCGCTCATGGAGGTTACCTCTTGCTTCGTGAGTACGGGAAGATTTGTTATTAGTGCCATTTTTCGTTTCTTTTTTTTGTTGTAATTTAATTTGTTTTATTTATCAGATAGCAAGAGTAGGCTTGTTCTTTGTTTTATTTTGCAACTCACGGAAGCGAGTTTTGATTTCATCAACGCTCATTTCCTTTTTGATATCAGGAGCAACCTTATTAAATTGAGGTGCATTTGCCGGGATAGCTGCATTTATTTTCAGTTTCTTTAGATGCGCTGTAATTACCTCTACATTTTTTGCCATTTCAGCATTTTCTTCAGAGAGCCTTTTGTTTTCTAATACAAGGGCATCAATCTGAGATTGAAGCTCTGAGGCATTCATCGTTTCATCTTCTTCATCTTCACCGTCTTTTGATGCTTCCGGCTTCGTCACTTCTGAAATAGTGCCTTCTTTGACAACGATGGTTGTGCCATCTGCCAATTCAAAAGTGCCATCAGCAGGTTCTCCGGCTACCATAACCATATCACCTACGGCAATGGTGCTGCCTTTCATTTCAATTTCTAATTCCGTTCCATCGGTAGTCGTTACCATTTCTGACAACATCACACCTTGAGCTTTCAAAGCAGTAAAAGCCTCTCTGAAAATTTTTCCAATTTTTGACATAGTTGTTTTATTTGATATTTTATTTTTTACCGTTGCAAATGCCTTGACAGGACTGAGGATATCCGTTGCAAAATTCAAATCCTTTGCCATATCGGAGCCAATCATTTTATCTTCATTCATCAGCTCCTGCAAAGTTGTTTTTTCTACCCCGGTATGTGAAGCATAAAAATCAATCAGTTGATTTTCAATACTACGAAGCTCCTCAGCCTTTTTTTCCAATGTAGCGGCATCACCCTCTCCATAAGTCCATGGATTGTGTATCAAAAACTGAGTATTGTCGTATAACTCCCTTTTCTTTCCGGCTAAGAATACAACCGTAGCAATGGAAGCAACCAAACCAACCCCTCTGGTCGTTATATTATAAGGCAACCCGGTCAAATAATTGTAAATGGCAAAGCCTTCCGTCACCTCTCCACCCGGAGAATTTATATTAATTAGAATTTCGTCAGCATCCTTTACATTTTCAATTTGTAGCATAACACTACGCAATGAAATATCATCAAAAGGACTGCTACCTACATTACCAATCAAATTAATGGTTGCCTTTTTTGACATCGCACAAATCTATCTTTTTATTTTTCACTTATTTTTTCACTCTTTTGATAAAAAACTTTGCAAGCTCTATAAACCGTCTGAACAGATACGTTGTATTTTTGAGCAATATCACCCATCATAATATTTGCACTCGTAAATCTGTTTCTTTTTTTCTGTTTTTTTACTTCGATATAAATTTCGTAATACAATAATAATTTATTCGACACTAATCCGGCTAAGAAAAGCCTTTTCAGCGTTCCATTTTCATACAACTGGTGTATTATATCAGAGAGCGGCTCTTGATTCAATGACACTAACTCTTGTTTGGATATCATTTATCTCTTGAACAGATACAACCGGAGCAGGAGCAGCCATAAAGCCTCTGATAATTGCATTCTCCACCATCTCAGCACTCTGAGCAATCGGTTGTGATATTGCACTACTGGTAAAACCACCGTCCGCAAATGGTTTTATCCCTGTCCGCCTCCAACTTTCCAGAGCGGAGAATAATCCGGGAGCTTGTTTTAATTGCCAACTCGGTGAAACCCATTCTGTACCTGCTTCCCCGGCTAATTTCATACCTCCGGCTCCTGCCCACATAGTCGGTTGTCTGACAAAACCACCTGAAAATTTCGTTGCCAATGTAGGGTTGTAATCTTTTACAGCATCGCCCACCGTATAACCACCCTCAGCATATTTTGTAGCGGCAATTTTTGCCAATCCTGCCGCTGCTCTTACACTCGCTGCAATGGTTTGCGCTGTCGCCTTTGCCGAGGATACCGTTCCTAATATAAAACCACCTGTTGCGGTATCCCTTGCAACCCCTGCCCAATATCCTGAAATCTCACGTTGTAAATTAATAATCAACTCGGCTGCTGAAATGGCTTTTAATACACCTGCATATTTTTTCTGATTCGCTTCATTTAATCCAATTACTTCCGAGATGGCACTCAATCCGGTTGTAATACTATCAATGACCGCAGCATCTAATTCACGTTGCGTTTCAATTAAACGCTTATTGTCCTCTGCAATCTGATTATTTGTAGCAATGGTTTTCTGAACTCGGTTGTTATTTATTGCATCAACCGTAGCGGTCACGGCTGCACCATATTCCTGCTCCTGTTGTAAGTCCGCTGCCCTTCTTTGCTTTTCAATTTCCGCAAGTTGTATTTGCTTTGCCTCCTCACCTAAACGAGAGTTGTTTGTTTGTTCAACCAATCCATCGTAATATGCTTTATCCGATGCCTGACGCTGCGCCTGAGCTTGTAGTTGTGCATTTAGAATACCTTGCAACCTTTGCTCTTCGATTTCCAGACTGCGCTGAGCTGCACTATTTTGAAAGGCAATTTCCTCCTCTGTAAGATTCTGCTTCGTTGCTAATCTTGACAACTCTAAATCGAGTAGCTGTTTATCCCGGTTTGCAGCTCCGGTCACCTCGTCCTGTTGTAATTTAAGATTTGCGGAAATTACTTGATTCCTTTCCTCTGCCGTCTGCTGTGCATACTTTTGTGCAATGGCTAACATTTCCTTTGCGCCTTGCTCTGAAATGGCTTTTCGCAGTTCCATTTCCTCTTTGGTTCCTTTTACAACCGCATCCAATCGCTGCTTTGTGGCAAAGGCAATGGCGGCAATTTCACGAGCCTGACCATCGAAGATATTTTGTATTTTAAATTGCTCTAACTCCTGCAATCTTTGTTTTTCCGCTTCCGCCTCTGCTTTGCTTATTTCAGCCAATCTAAGACGGTAGTTGCTTTCTAATACCTCTTTTTCTTTTGCATTTTTTTGTCCATCGGACTTCTCCGCTTCGAGCTGTTCTTTAGCAAGCCTTCTCTGTAAATCAAAGGTTTCTTTTCCTGACAACTCGGCAAATTTCAGGCGGTTGTTAAGTAAATCAATATCGGATTTTATCGTGTCATTTTTCAGTTGGTTTCTAATACGACTGCTCTCTCCAACCCTTCTGATTTCAGCGTTTAAAATTGCATCCTGTACATCCCCGGCAACCTTTTTCGCTTCCTCTAATGCTTTGATTTGCTCTCTGGTTGCCTCGCCTGATTTGTTTGCTAAATCAACTTCTTTTTGTGCTAATTTGACCGCCTGTTCCTCTCGTTCCTTTTGTATTTGCAGAGCTTCAATTTCAGCATCTATACTTTCTTCAAATGCTTTAATCCGTTCCTCATCGGTCCGGGTTCTGTCTTGAGAAATTAAACGGTTCCTTTCGGCTTTATCATTTGCCTCATCTAACAACGCAATATTGCGGATATCCGTTTCCTCTAAATCAATTTTTGCCTGGTTCAAATCGTATGCTGCACCTCCGGCTTCTTTTGCATTCCCGATAAAATTTGACAACGCATCTCCGACTCTTGAAAAATCCAGAGAAGCTAATCCGACAATAATATCGGTTATACTTTTTGTAATACTTTGAAACGCTGCACCCAATCCGGCAAATACTCCCCTGAGTTTATCGGTAACACTTTGTAGTGATAAAAAGTAACTGACCAACGCCCCTACCGCTACCACGATTGCACCAATACCTGTGCTAATGAGTGCCGTCCGTAGTAATTTAAAACCATTCGCCCCTACATTCGTCCCTACTGCAATTTGTTTTCCTGCATCCCCTCCAGCCTCACCTACATTTGTGATATTCGTCACTGCATCCGCCGCCCCTTCATTCAATACATCAAACGAATTTCCCTTTGTTGTACTAAAAAACTTGGTGACATTATTTGTCGCCTGACCAAATGCCCCCTGTATTCCGCTAACACCATCCTTCAACAATTCTAATCCTGCGGAGGTGGAGGTTATTACATCACCCAACCCACCAACCGCACGCCCTAACGCTGTATTTCCTCCGACTGCCTGTTGTAATTTATTGCCATATTTCTCGAGAGCATCGGAGTAGTTTCCTACATTCAACCTGCCATCTTTTATTTCCGCATTAAAAGTCAATACACCCTCTTTTAATTTCAATACCTGAGCGGCTGCGGCTTTTCCCTGCTCAGTAAGTTGGTAAGTTCCATCGGCTGCTAATTTTAAATTTCCGGCTTGGGTTTTTAATGCAATCTCAGCGTTCTTCCATTGTCGATATAACTGCTCATAACTACCCTCAGCGGCATTAGTAAATCTTACCTGGTCCTCGAGTTGCTTATTCGCATTTGCAACGTCTTTTGTTGCAACTTTTATCTGAGCATCATACTGCTTTAATTTATTGGTTGCATCTAAATACTGCTGTGAATTATAACCAAAAGTATCACCAATTTCTGTGAGCTGAGCTTCGAGTTCCTGTTGTGCGTTTTTTAAATTAGCTACATTTATTTCCGCCTCTCGTACCTTTTTAATGTAACCTGAGGTTTCAATATCTATGTTAAACAGAATAGTTTTCCCTGCCATTGTCTTTTAAGTCAATTTTATTAGTGTCACTTTGCACGGCTTTCCCGGTGTCCAATCCGCTATTTTCTCGATATAAAAATAGGTACTGAGCTGAGTTATGTAAACAGGCAACCTGAAATCAAGTTGTGAAATATCTGTCGGTGATAAAAGCATTTCAACGGTAACCTGTTTAAAATCATTTATCATGTAATCAATGAACCGATAATACTCATTAAAAATATATGCTTCAAAACCGAGTTGTCTTGCTGCATTACTTTTATTAAAGTAAGCCATCGGAATAATTGATACGGTTGCATTATAATTCACACCTGACAAAGCAGGATTGTCGATATATGATAATGTGGATATGCCAGATGGAAAACCAGTTGTCAATAAATCATAATACAATAATCTCTGTTTCCCCTTTTTATATGTTCCATCTTCAACTCTTGATATTTCTGGAAACGAAATACCCTCAATAAATTTCATCTCCGTTGCACTATAATCTATTTTGATTGCTTCTGCTTCCTCTTGTAATGTTGTATCATCTACTAACATTTGATACTCTCCCAAAATTGGATTTACGCCATCTTCATTGTTGTATTTAAAAATACTACGCTGTCCGTATTTACTTGCTCTGCTATTCCATTTAGCGTTATCAAAATTTACAACCTTGCTGCTCCAGTCTTTTGATTTTGGTATATTATCGTACAACTCTTTTACGGTGAAAAATTCAACTTGCTTCGCATAGTCATCTACTATTAAAATACAATTAAATTGATATGCTAAATATTTTAAAAAATCATTTATTTTAATATCCGGCAAAGGAGTATTACCGCTTACAATACAACGACTCCAGTCATCTTTATTGTTGTCTAATAATTTAATCTGTCTATCTTCATCCTTTGTGCCTTTGTCCATTACAAAGGTGCATTCACACCTTAAATTTAATACATCCAATGTGGCAAAAGATGAAACAAATCTCATGTAATAAGGTGTATGAGCTTTTACATCTATATCAAACTCATATACGATATCGACAATCTCTCCTGCCGGGTTTATATTCATTACTCCGGAACTCATATAATGATAGGTGTCACCGCTTATTACTTGAGCAAATGGCGAACCGATATAAACTCCTGCAATTGTATTAATTGTCAATTTTGCATTGATAGGATTTCCATAAAATTCTGTTGTACCTCCTACATTCGGGTCATTTGTAAACCATTGTTTAGAAATTGGATTAGTTGTATTTTCTACCCACATCAAACCTAATCCTCCAGTTGAGCCGATAGGTATTACATCGCCATCGTATGTTATTTTAAAATGCAATCTTACACTATCTGAAAACATTAAATTGTAATTCAGTGACCAACCAATTCTGAATCCTTGCGGAATAATTGTATTGCCACAAATTCCTGTACCAGTTGCAAGTTGTAAAAAATCACCAGTATTAGGTGTTACATTATTTAGAGTATCTGATAATAATACTTTACTTTGGTTCATATCCGTAATTACGGATACCCCTACAATTAATTCATTTTGTGTTCTCTGTGTTGTCCATGTATTTCTTACACGATAATTTTTATCACGTTCAAACCCCTCACTTGTAGCAAAAAACAACTTTTTAAAATCATCACTTTGAAATATAGCTCCGGTAAATTTGTATCCTATTAAATCAGATAATCCCTCTATTGCCCTCTCATAAAACAATCCCGGATAAATGTTTTCATAAAATATAGTCCGCTGTGTTGTACCAAAAGTCAATGCCTCACCTGTGTAGTCAATGACCGGGTAAATATGTTTTGAATTTGTCCTATCTAGGACAATTTTCTCCCATGAAAAAAAATGATTGCCGTCACCGAGGCAAATATCCTTTACCTTTAGATTATTTACTAACTGAAAAAACGGACTGTTTCCAGTGTAGTAGGTAAGCCTTATTTCATTATTTGACAACCCATCATTTTCGACAATTATTTTACCCGGCTCCAACTCCACTCCGTTGCATAGCAGCTTAGCCTCATGGCTGCGGTAGGGGAAGGTTGTATTACGATTATACTCATTAGCATAATCCAAAATGCGCTTATTCCTATCGGTAGCCGGAACTACAAAAGACCTACTGAAGCTGCCTTGTTTATCAGCGATTGTATTAAATGACTGCGATTGAAAAGTAAGAGCTATCCTCTCGTTGTTTTTTAAATCCAACGCTTCATCATTGACAATCAATACAACTTCATTCATCAGTTAGATACGGTGTAATATTCAGGATAAAGTAAAGTAATTTCAATCAATATATTTTCTCCGTTTGATTTGTATTTAAAACCTTTCGGAGCCACCTGCATTCCGAGCCATGCTAACTTATTTGGCGGATTCCATGAAAATTGTTGTAATAAAATACGAGGGTCATCTAATAAATAAACTGCCGGACTTCGCTCAATATCAGAGAATGCCTCAATCATATCCCTTTCCACAATATCGCCAACGGTAATACTTTTCCTCCCGGTTGCTTGTATTATTTTACTCGTTTCCGTTTCGTAACCTATATCGCTAACATACTTTTCATATACCTCACCCTGAGCTGCTGTTATATTTGTTTCGTTTGTTTTTGAAAACAACCAATAGTCCCATCCACCGAGAGAATTTTTCCACATGATAAATATTTCATTCTCTCTGCATTCGTCTTTCCATACAACCTCTTTCATTTCTGTATTAGCATACTGAGGTATCACACCCAATGCACTGGTTGTACCATAAGGAAAATCAAAAAAATCTGATTCTTGTGCTATTTGATAATCATGGTAATCAGTCCTTTGCAGCCAGACATATATCTTTTTATTATTCGGATATGTTAAATCAGGCATCGTAAATGAATTAATGCCCTCTTTTACGTTATTGGTTAATTGATAATAATTAGCTGCAATCCCTGCATCCTCAATAAACAAATAAAATGGATTATCT